CTCACATCATCACAAGTGCAAATTGCACGAAAATTGAATGTGCCACTCGAAGAATATGCGAAACAATTATTAAACGTGAAGGAGGTATAAGCATATGACAGAAAACAAAACTTCTCGCGCGAGTCAAACTAGGTCTAAAACTGAACGACCAAAGGTTTGGACTCCACCATCATCTTTAGATGCGCCCAAAGCCCCGACGGGTTATAGGCATAGATGGATTAGGGTAGAAACAATGGGATTTGACGATACCAAAAATGTACAAGGTAAACTCAGATCCGGCTGGGAATTAGTCCGAGCCGACGAATACCCTGGATCTCAATATCCTGTAATCAATGAAGGGAAATATAAGGGCTTAATCGGAGTTGGTGGCCTTGTGTTGGCAAGGATACCTGAAGAGATCGCTAAGCAGCGTGATGCGTACTATCAAAAAATGACATCCGATGCTAACGAAGCATTAGAGTACGATCTTGGTAAGGAGCAACATAAGAGTATGCCCATCCAACAGGATAGGCAATCTCGCGTAACCTTCGGTGGTACAAAAAAAGAATAATTCTTTTAGGGGCAATCCCACCATCGAATTTAATTAACCGTAAATAGCGAGAGCTATTTACAAGGAGTAATAATATGGCAAACCAAGACGCACCGTTCGGTTTTAGACAAGTCGGTGGACTCGGTAGTAGACCAACTTCTGAAGGTACATCAAAATACGTCATCCAAAGTGGCACCACTGGTGCTATTTACGCGGGTGATGTAATGACTGCTGGTAACGGCACAACAATCAGTGAAGGTGGAGGCACGCTAGCTTATGGCTATGTTGGCTCATCTGAAACTGATGCTGTTAGAAATGTAGGTATCTTTAATGGTTGTTTCTACAACGATCCAACAACTTCTAAACCAACGTTCAAAAACTACTGGCCTGGGGATATTGATATAACAATTCCTGCGGCTGGCGCAACTGCGTTTGTTTATGATAATCCAGATGATTTGTTTGAAGTGCAAACTTCAGGTACGTTGACTCAAGTTATAGCTAGTCGAGGAATCGACATGGGATATACTGCGGGTTCAACAATCAATGGAAGATCTAAAGAGGAAATTACTGCTACTGCTAAAAGTGGAGGAGCCTTTGCTGTTGTAAGAATCAGCGGAGACCCTTCTAATAGTGATACTAGTAAAGCAAACTCTAATTGGATTGTAAAATTCAATAAACATGTTTATTACGACTATTCCGCAACATAGGAGATAAATTATGGCTATTTCACGACAACAGCTTGTCAAAGAACTAGAACCAGGTTTAAACGCCTTGTTCGGTTTAGAGTATAAGCAATACGCAGACGAAACGAAGCAAATCTTCGTAACAGAGTCATCTGACAGAGCTTTTGAAGAAGAAGTTATGTTATCTGGCTTTGGCGACGCATCTGTAAAACCTGAAGGTCAAGGGGTAACTTTTGACACAGCTCAGGAAACTTACACTGCTCGTTACACTATGGAAACCATCGCATTAGCTTTTGCAATTACAGAAGAAGCTATCGAAGATAATCTCTACGATAGACTCGCTTCTCGTTATACAAAAGCTTTGGCAAGATCTATGGCGAGTACCAAGAATACTAAAGGTGCTGCTATTTTAAATACAGGCTTCACTGGGTCGGGTAATCCGACTTATGGTGATGGCCAGGTATTATTAATAGCTGCTCACCCAACGTTATCTGGTAATCAAACTAACATCTTGTCTACTGCTTCGGACCTTAATGAAACATCTTTAGAACAAGCAATGATTGACATTGCAGCATTCAAAGATGAAAGAGGTTTGAAAGTTGCAGCAAAAGCAAGGAAATTAATAATTCCTTCTGCGCTTCAATTTACTGCTGAGAGATTGTTAAAATCTCAAGGTAGAGTAGGTACTGCGGATAATGATATAAATGCACTCAAGAATATGAATATGATTCCTGAGGGGTATGTAGTTAATCACTATCTTAGCGATACAGATGCATGGTTTGTGACTACAGATGTGCCTAACGGACTTAAACACTTCGATAGAGCACCTCTTAAAACATCCATGGAAGGTGACTTCGATACTGGTAACGTAAGATACAAAGCTAG